AGTATGACGTATCGACTCGTACGTTCTGCTTGGCTGCTCTGCTGATGTCCTCGATATCAAGAGTTTGAAGTTGAAATCCCGACATTCACAAACACCACCTTCATTTTGTTGTCACAACGACGAACACATTACCGAGAATAACCGCTGGGTCAGCCGTCACACACTCATTACTACCAATAGCAGTACTTATCGCTGAAGCGATGGTCGCTGCATCTTGGTGGAATGCCTTGGGTGAATATGGCCCAAGTATAGTCACAGTCTTTGCCATCTAAGAAACCGCCTTTAATCAGCGCTTCCCTAGAGCCCACCAACGACCAGTGTTTGCGCTCACACAATCTACTGTAAGAGAACCGGGTGCAGCGGTCAGTATGAGTGCGAATGCACCATCTACTCCTCCACCAGTATTGTCCTCGGTATCACCGAGAACGTCTCCAGCAAGTATCTCGGATAGCCCTGTAACTATTACTCCGGTATCTACGCCTGCTGCGTTCCATGTGCCAGTGACCATCAGAAGGTCGCCCATTGCGTGTGTTCTTGTGTCTGTTGTACTACTAAATGCCATATTTCATCACTCCTCTTCGTCTACTGCCTCTACTATCTCTGCTTCGGCTTCGACTACTACAGGTTCCACGACAGGGGCCGGGTTTAATACACCTTCGACCATTGATAGGAGGGTCGTCTTGGTCTTGTATCCTCCACCTACTACTGTACCCTGTGAACTGAGCCACTCCGATATGCGTGCCTTCGTCCAACCGGAGTCTGGTATGCCATCGTTTCCGAGGTCCATATGAACACCCTCATCGCCCTCGATGACGTATGCGTCCTTGAGTAGCCAATGCCTATTGTCGTTCAACCAAGATTGTGTGACGGTTCTGCTGCTTCCACGTATCCACTCACCTATGGATGGGTCGCGACCGGGTCGCGAGTACCAATTTCCCTTGTAAGTCACAGTGGGCACTTACCCACCTCAGTTGTATAGTATCATTACGGTTGTGACGTTCGCTGAACCACTTGCGTATTGTAGTGTCGCAGTTAGACCAGAGAAGATACACCCTGTAAGAACAGGTGTTGCCTCCGCTGGTGTTGCTGTGACGCTCAGAATCGCTGATGCTCCGCCGGAGAGAACGATTGTCTCGCCATCTGCTCCGCCTGTCACGTTAATCAGAGCCAACTTTGGTGCCGGGTCGTATCCGTTTGCTCCGCTGCTGTTCGATGCCTTGAAGGTATCAGGGCCACCACCGGGGTAGGTTGTGTCTGATGCTCCGTCTAGCCACTCTTCGGTGTCATGCGAACCCGCTCTGAGTTCCCATGCCCCTACGAGGGCTGCTGTTGCTGTTCCGCCTAATTCTAATTTTTCTGCCATTTTTCATCATCTCCTATCATTTTTTTATCAGTACCTTCACTTCAAGTCCCTCAGACTTCCGTGTGCTCCGAAGAAAGTGGTCCAAATCTCACCCATGGTTCGGTATAGACCCTCTTGGCCCAGCCTGTTGATGGCGAACGGGTCGCCAGTCTCAATACCCGACTCGAAGTACTGTGTCGGGATTGCAGTGCTGAAGTGCAGGTAGTCAGTATCTAGGAAGTACACTCTGGAAATTCCGTCTCCGAGCATATTCTTGGTTGGGATGATTGGAACACCGTTGTACGTTGCTACGATGAAACCAGCCTCAACACCGGGCACACCCTTCACACCGTTGTAGGTGGGGGTGACCCTCTTCTCTTCCATGAACCTCTGCTGGGACTGTAGCAGTTGCTGTAGTCTCATCAGAGTGTCGTATCCAGTTAGCATGACCTTGGGGTTTCCACCACGGACCCATAGTTTCTGGAACATATCATCCAGAAGGTCCAGAGATAGTACCCTGTCAGTCGATACATCGCTGACCATGTTGTTGCTCATCTCGGCACTAGCCCAAGAGTTTCCACTCCTGCTGATGCTGTAGATGTCTAGGTCGCTGTTCGCGCTTAGGTTGTCGTGGTCGCTGTGCATTCCAGTCTTGGAGTCTGCGTCGTCGTTGTATGCTGCGGTCACTCGGTCCAAGGACTCGAAGTTGTTGCCAGCAGGTGTATCGACGTCAGTACAGAGCATCTTGTTCACCATCTCAGCGTGGTGCTTGCCCATCTCTTCCTTCATGACTGACCGAATGTCTCCCATTCCGTCATCCTTGTCTGCTAGGAAGATAGCCGTCTCGGACATATCGAAGGTGTGCGCGATAGTCTTGGGCTTTGCTGCCACGTGCTGGAAGGTAGGCTTCACAGTCTCGGGCAGGGTTGCGTTCTCAGCAACGCCACCATGTAGTGTTCCGCTGTTCGGGCGGCCAGTGATGACTCGCCATCCAGACCTGTCCCAAGGCTTCTTGGGCAGTATGCTGAAAGCGTTGAACTCTTGGTTCAGTTGCGACCAGACTTTCCTGCCGTAGATTGCTTGGTAAGTACCACCAGTGGTAGAGAGCATTGGGCTGTCAGCCTTCAGCAGTTCGCTACCAGAGTATGAGTACCCCATTGCGTTTCCGGCGCCATAGTAGTAGCGCTCCATGTCAGTTATTGTTCGTACGTAATTTCTTGCCATTTTTCATCATCTCCTTTTTCAGTTTCAGTTCTCAAATGCCTTGTTAGCCAAGTTATGGACCTCATCCCAAGACATTGTTGCCAAATCCTGAGTCGAAGGGACGACTACCGAGGTAGTCTCCTCTGACTTCTGGATTTCCTCTCCAACCTCTGGTACTCCGATGTTGTCGATTCTCTCGCCGAGAGCGGCGATTGACTTCTGAATGTCTGCTAGAGGGCTGCGTGCGTCGAATGCTCGGGCCTCTGCCTTGGCAATCTCTGTATTTCTCTCGTGCGTGTAGCGGTCAGCGAACTGATGCTCGAGGGAGCCACGGAGTTCGTTCTCAAGGGCTGCTGCCTTGTAGACCTCGTATGCTGCCTCGAGGTCTGCATCGGATAGAGACGCTGGGTCGATGAAGTCGGACTTTGAGACTTTTCCGCTACCAGTTGTCTTTCCGAGAGCGCCAGTGGATGGTTTCCCACCCTCTTGTGCGCGACCCCTGACCTGTCCGGTTCTCTGGAGGTCGTTGGATGACATCTCCTCTGGAGTGGAGCCGAGGTTGGCCTTCTCCAGATTGTCGAAGTGCTCCCTTGCTGCGATTGTGTCTACTCCGCCGCTCTTTAGGGTGTCCTCCATCCAATTGAGGTAGTCAGACGAGATGACGTCTGAGTACTCGGACTTCTCGACTTCTGTCGATTCTTCCGCTTCCTCGGATTTCTTCTCGTCATCCTTGTCCTTTTTCTCGTCCTTGTCCTCAAGGAAAGCGGGTTTCTTCCCCTTCTCCATGTCATCAAGGCGGCCTTCGAGACGACTTAGAACGTCGCCTAGTTGTTTCGTCATATCTTCGTTTTCTGTTTCTGCTGTCATTTCATTCACTTCCGTGTCTTCTTTGAGTATACTGAATGTTGCTTCGGGATTGATGCCTTTTTCACAAATCGTGATTTCATGGAGTTCCAGTTTGCTTATCTCTTGGTAGTCGCCTCTCTTCGGGTCTGATTTTCTCATCCGCTTGAAAGCCTGTCCACCGATACTGAATCCCCTGAGAACGCCTTTTCTAATCTCTGCTGAGACTTCTTTGGCTTTCTCGATGTCGTTTCTGAGTTGTACTACTACAAACATCCCGACATCATCGACTTCGCTTTTCCACAACCTCCCTTCATTATCTGTATAACTCGGTACCACATCGCCTACTTGTATATTGGAGTGCGCTAGTTGGACGTTTCTGTAAGATGGGTTTTCCATGAACTTACGAAATGCGTCCTTCAATGCCTCCTTTGTTATTACGTCGCCTTGCTTGTCTACAACTTCCACACTGGCGTAGCCAGCGACAATGAGGTCGTTGCCACCCTTGAGTAGGGTGATTGACTCATCGTCAGGTCTGAATAGTTGTTTACTACCGAGCACACTAATCTTCCCCACGTTTTGCTTTACTACTTCAATGCTACGGGACTACCCCTCAAGGCTTCTTTCAGCCAAATCGTTGGACTGCGCCTCATTTCGCTTCACTTTTCGCTTTCTGCCGGGATAATCCTCGGGCTTCTCCATATCCTCTTTCGGGCGCTTCCTCATATCCCAATCCGGCAAGGACTCCTCGCTATTGAGGCTCGTAGGCCCACGAGGGCTCTCTGTCCCATCACCACCTACGTCTATTCCCAGACCACGACCAGCCATGTTGCTATGCCCCTTCTCCATTCTATCCATTATCCTCTCTATCGTAAGGAGCGTCTTGTAGACGTCCTTGGGCTTTAGGATGAGGCTCTTATCCTTCTTGGGTTTGAGGATGCCAGCGCTCTCCTCCTCTATCCTATCCTCGTCAATCTCCGGCTCAATCTCGGTTTCCTCCTTTAGCATCTCAGCGAAAGCGCCTCTCCAATAGGGCTCAAGGCTCTTAGCGAGTCTGAGCGAGTAGTCTGAGTCGGTGACGCTGCCTATGGCAGCCACAGGCTCGACGGCCTCGCCGTCCACTATGTCATACTTCACCAAATCCTCCGGTAGGTGGATTACGAAGTGACTATCATCAATCTCCATGTAGAAGGG